ATTCTTCGTGTTCGTCAAGGTTTGCGAACGCTACGTTACCTTCTAATACTGCCATAGTAATTTACCTTATAAAGTTAAAAAAGATTACTTAAGGATACTTTAGGATTTATCTTTAATGTTTAAAAACTAAAGTATCTAAGTATATTATATCATGTATCACTACTGTTTGCAACTATGTCTATAAATTAATTGTTACTCCTTATTATATCACGTTCTCCGTCTGTTGACCAGTTCTCCTCTATAGCTTCGTCAGATGCCGTATGGCACGTACTGCACAAATCTAAGTGTTCGTCTGTAACTCTGTCTCGCTTTCGTAACTCTGCTTCCGTCAATATAACGTCACAGGCTTTGCATCTACTCATCGTCAATCTCCTTGTATGGTCTGCCGTAGGTTATCACTAGGAATGGTAGCATCAATACTGTACCTTCAAAAGGCATTGTGCTATGTTCCTCTGTTTCACTATTATATGTCCATACAGGTCTGCTGTCAACAAATTCTAGGTCAACACCTATACCGTTGCGTAGTTCCACTGTAAATAGCCTGTTAAATAGTACTGTATTAATCATCTTGCTCTACCTCCTCGTCATAGTCATCGTTGTCATCATACGGCTTGTAATAGCCTCTCTGCTCTACATAGTCGCTGTAGTCATAACTAGGGTCATCATCGACCCTGCAATATTCTCTACCCATTTATAATATCTCCTGAAAGTGTCTGTAAGTATGCGTAAGCGTCACCGTAACCCGAATAATAATCGGGTGATTCTTCTGCATCGCTCACTGGATAACCATGCAGGGCATCATACTCGCCTCGCTCGTAGTCTGTCAACTCCTTAAAATATTGATACATTGTCAAATACTTTTCGTCCGCTTCATCTTCAAGTTGTGCTTGCTCTCTCGCGTCTTTGCTCATATTTAAACCTCCTCTCCACAGTCTATGGAATATTCACGGTCAAAAACCTCTGCGTTGTCGGGCATTCCTAGTTCCTCTAGTATTTTAAAAACCTGACTCTCTGCCTCCTCTTGACTCTCCGCCCGTACTTGTATTTTAGCAAACTCTACATAGCTAAAGCCTATCATATAATCTTTCACTGTTTCACCTCTCATTACCAGTTATGAACTACGCCCGCAATAATGAACAAGCAGGTCACTAGATTTAATACTACCACAGCAGACCGCAACAATGCAACCCTGTCTGCCTCCTTATCGTTGTCCCCTAGCTTCTCACCAAGAGACAACGCCCACAATCGCCACAGTTTACGCATCAATAAACATCTCCTCAACAGCTACGTCCTTGTAGCCTATGTTGCGCCATGCCTCCGCAATATCCTCCGCGTCTGTGCGCTTGGTGAAATAGTGGTCTAGTTCTACACCTCCAACCCATACTGAATATAACATCTCTACGCCTCCGTTAATGAATCGCTGTCTATTCGTACTAGATAGGTATTTGTGCCGTTCATCGCTTGCAAAATCATATCCTCGCCAAATAAAACGTCATAGCCTCCGACCTCGTTTTTTTCCACAGTCGCGCCTTGTTGCTTGAGTTCTTTAAGCACTCGTTGGAAATCTCGCTTGCCAAATATGCGCGTTCTAGTGTTGCTATCTTTGTCAAATTTTCTCATGCTTCGTGCCTCCTATAGGCTAGGTTTAATTTCAATTTAGAAGGACACTTTAGCAAATGCCCGACTAGATTGCAACTCCTCCTGTTATACCGCGTAAAATCTCTCGTACATTGGCTCGACCTTGCCGTCTCTCTCAATGTGCATAGTCCAGTCCTTGATGAACACCCGCGCGTTTTTCTCCGCTAACTGTAGCACCGCGTTGAGTCTGCTCCGTGTGGTGCGTGAATGCCAACCTGCGTGAGTAATCTCAATGTTGCCCGCGTCATCTCTGTAGGCAATCTCGTTGCCGTGCAGGTACAGATGACCGCCCACGCTCTCTGTGTTGTCCTTGCGTGCGTACTCACCGCGCACGAATGCCCCTACTACTTGCTTTTCTATCTGTCTCATTATGCCACCTCCTCAAATTTTTCCATCTCTTTCAACTCTGCTTTTTTCTCGCATAGTTTCTCCACTAGGGCAATAGTGTCATCGTCTATCTTATATTTACCCCAATTAGGCAGAATATCTATCATAGCATTGAATACGCCTTGCGACTCTGTATCCTTGCGTTCTGCTATATCTATAAAGCTATTGCCATCTTTAATGTAGTCACACTGTAGCGCAAATATGCGAGCCTCTACAGCCTCAATGTCTAACGTGTAATACGCTTGTTTAAACTTGTTATAAATCTCTGTCTTAGTCATCTCTACGCCTCCTCTTGACGGATTTTAGCCAGACGGCTAGTTATGTATCTCGCGTGCTTGTTGCCAAACTTGTTAAGCAGTCGCGCCTCAATGGTCGAGTCTCCGCCATTAGTACCCGCAACCTCTACCAAATACGAGTGCCTATTCAACGCAATCTCAACGTCAATATCTAATTTAACACCACCATGCCCACACGAAATATAATCAAAGTTTGTATTCATAACCATGTCAATGCGCCTCCGTAGGTCGCTGTTGTCGTTTAAGTCTGGTTGAACTCCCGCACTG